TGCATCAGGAAATACTTTTTATTCAATATCTACTACATCAACTGGGGTTAAATCATTAAACTTTACTAGTTTAACAGGCGATACAAATTACTATTATTGGGGATCAGCTACTAATAGTGCAGGTACAACAATATCTAGCTCATACGAAACAGTAACAACGCCTGTACAAACATATCCTTATGTAGTTTATTACAATAATACAAGTGCTTATTATGCTTGTGTAGTTAGTAGTACAAGTACATATTATTCTACATCATCTAGTTGGGCAGCTGGAATAACTTTATATACTGATTCAGGAGCTACTACTTTAGCGCCTAATGGTTGGTATAGATATAACCCAAATACATATAATGAAATAAGTGGAGGTAATGGTCTATTAGGAGCGCAACAAAATTGTAATTTAGATGTACAAAGATTAAGAATAACAACAGCATATCCAAGTACAAACTTTTATGATATAACTACTGCATTTAATTCTACATTAAGCACAACTAAATTTTTATGGACAACTATACCTGTTACAGGAGGTAGTAGGGTATATACAGATGAAAACTTAACAACACCTGTATCATATGGTTTAGGAACTTATAAAACTTTACATACTTATCCGCAAGACTATAAATATCAACTATATCCTGATCAAGCAATTTTTGCAGCTAAAATTCAAAGATATAATACAAGTACGCAACAATGGTATGATTATCAATCTCAATATACACAGTTTTGGCAATTAGATAGTAGTGGTTATATAGAAAGAGTTTATTGGAACTTTGGTAATGGTGATATATACTATGATAGTGTAAACCCATCTACTGCAGGTTTATCTGGAATAAAAATATCTAGTTCAGGAAGTAGTGATGCAGCAACTGCTTGTTCTACAACACCAAGCACTATAGTTTATTATGATGAAACAACTCTAGGCAATAGTACAGTATTATATACAGATTCTAGAGACGCAGGAGCAAGTACTGCTAATAATAAATTTAATGGTGGTGGAAACTGGTATAAGTTTGAAAATAACTATAGAGCGCAAATAAGCAGCACAGGTGTAATATCTAATTATGCAAGTTGTTAAAAAAATAAAATAATACTATTATATATATATGTTACACAGCATAATCGAATTATTAAAATACTCTAAAAGCAAAGACGAGAACGTGCTAATAGCAAAAGGCAAATATAAATTAAAAAGAAGATGGCTGTTAAAAAAACAATAGAGTTAGAAGTAGATGTTTCTGGTGTAGAAAAATCTTTAATTGAAATACAAACTGAATTTAAAGAAGTAAAAAACTCTATAGAAGATGTTGAAAAACAAAGTAAGAAGCAAACTAAAACTACCGAAAAAGGTTTTAAAAGATTACAAGGTGCTGCAAATAAAGTACGTAAGGGTATATCTGGTATAGGCTTAGCTTTCAAAGCATTAGGTGTAGGTATATTTTTAAAAGCGTTTCAATTTTTATCAGAAGCATTTTTATCTAATCAAAAAGCTGCAGATGGTCTAGCAGTAGTTACTGGTACAATAGCAAAAATATTTAGAGATTTTGTTGATTTAATAGTTGATAATACTGCGAACATTACAAATGCATTTAAAGCGTTTTTTGAAGATCCTGTCGAAAATATAAAACAATTTGCAACTTCTATTAAAGAAGGCATTATAGATAGGTTTAACGAGTTTAAAGAAACTTTAGGTATAATAGGTCAAGCTGTAGGTAAACTATTCAAGGGAGACTTTGCAGGAGCTGTAGAAGATTTAAAAACAGCAGGTAAAGAAGCAGTAGATATAGTAACAGGTGTTGATGGTAGTTTTGAAGATGTTAAAGAAAAGGTAACTAATGCGGCAAGTGCTATAAAAGATTATGTAACAGAAACAGCAGAATCAGTTAAAGTATCGGTAGATTTAGCAAACGCAGCTAGGATAGCAGCAGCTGAGCAAGAAAAACAAAGATTAGTTACATTACAAGCAGCAGAAGAACAAAGACAAATAAGAGATGATGTAAGTAAAAGTATTGAAGATAGAATAGCTGCAAATGAAGAATTAGGCAGGATATTAAAGGAAGGTGCAGAAGAAGAACTTAGGTTAGCAGAATTACAATTAGCTGCAGCAGAAGCAAACGCTGCACTAAATGAAAATGATATAGATTTACAAGAAGAATTAATTAGAGCGCAAAACTTAAAATTAGAAGTTACTGAGAGATTAGGTGGTATAGAATCAGAACAATTAACTAATAGAAATGCTTTAATACAAGAATCTGTAGATTTACAAACTACTCTTTTACAACAAACATTTGATCTAGAAGAAGCAGAAAGACAATCGTTAATAAACTTAACGGATAATGAGTTTGAAAAACTAAGAATACAACAAGAGGGGGCAGAAGCTAGAAAACAATTAGCGTTAGATGTATTTGCAGAACAAGAAAAATTACTAGATAAAGAATCAGCCGCATTTAAAGAAGCAGAAGCAGAAAAAACTAGATTAGTAGCAGAAGCAAACGCTGAAGAAGAACTATTAGATAAAAATTTAGCAGATATGAAATTTAATCTAGCTAAAGATGGTTTAAAAGCAATAGCAGGTGCGTTAAATGAAAATAGCGCTGCAGCGAAAGCAGCATTGACTGCAGAAGCAATAATGAGTACATATAAAGCTGCTACTACAGCATTAGATAGTAAACCATTTTTTCCATTAGGGTTAATTGGATTTGCTACAGCACTTACAACAGGTTTTACTGCAGTTAAAAATATAGTTAGTACAAAAGTACCTGGAGGTGGATCAGGTGCGGCAGGGGTGTCGGCAGCAGCAGCACCAATAGCACAAGCACCAGCATTTAATGTAGTCGGAGCATCACCATTAAATCAAATAGCAGAAACACTAAATAATCAACCGCCTACAAGAGCATTTGTTGTATCTGGAGATGTAACAACAGCACAACAATTAGATAGAAATATTATAAACGAAAGTGGAATTTAAAAAAAATATAAATAAATATATTATATAATTATGAAGATTGTAGAACTTATACTAGACGAAGAACAAGAGTATTCAGGTATAGAAGCTATATCTATTGTAGAGAAACCAGCGATAGAAGAAGATTTTATTACATTAAATAAAGATATAGAATACAAACTAGCAGAGGTAGATGATGAAAAAAGAATATTGTTAGGCGCATTACTTATACCTAATAAACCTATATTACGTATGGGAGAAGATGGCGAATATTATATATATTTTAGCAAAGATACTGTACGTAAAGCGAGTGAGTTGTATTTAATGGAAGGTAATCAAAACAATGCAACACTAGAACACCAAATGCAATTAAAAGGTCTTAGTTTAGTAGAAAGTTGGATAGTAGAAGATTCTGTAAAAGATAAGACAGCATTTTATGGTTTAAAATACCCTGTAGGTACTTGGGTAGGTGCTGTAAAGGTAAATTCTGATAAAGTATGGCAAGAATTTGTAAAAACAGGAGCAGTTAAAGGTTTTTCAATAGAAGGTTATTTTCAAGACAAGTCTACATACAGAAAAGATGATTTAAGTGCTATAGAAACACAAGAAGCAGAATTTTTATTGTCTACACTAAAAGATATTGTCAATGGTGTTACAATAACACTAGAAAGTTATAACGATTACCCTGATGCTGTTGCAAATAACGCTAAAAGAGGTATAGAACTAAACGACAAAGTAAATAATAAGTGTGCTACAGACGTAGGTAAAATTAGAGCGCAACAATTAGCAAAAAAAGAGAAAGTAAGTACTGCAACTATAAAAAGAATGTATAGCTACTTATCTAGAGCAGAAGAATACTATGATCCTAGTGATACAACTGCTTGTGGTACAATAAGCTACCTATTATGGGGTGGTAAGTCTGCTAAAAGTTGGGCAGAGAGTAAAATAAAACAACTAAACTTATATTCAGAGGTTATTAATGAAGAATACGCTATCATAGATGATCGTCTAGCTTACTCTACTAAAGAAAAGGCAGAAGAAATGGCTAAGAACATAGGGTGTGAAGGTCACCACGTACACGAGTACGAAGGTAAAGATTGGTATATGCCTTGTGAACAACATAGTGAAGAATTAAAAAAACCTTGTCAATCAGGTTACGAAATGATTGGTACTAAAATGAAAAATGGTAGAAAAGTACCAAACTGTGTACCTATAAAAAGATAAATATGTGTAATTGCAATTTTTGTATTTGTAAATAATGTCAAATAAAGTAAAACGATTTAAGACACCTAGCAGGACTTCACCTAAAGGTGCTAGAAGGGCTTGTTTATGTGAAGATAATACTTATAGTATAAAGTGTTGTGATGGTTCCATACAAGCGCAAGGAATAGGTCGTATTTAAAAAATTCCATTTGAAAATATAAAAAAATATCTTGTATTCATTATATAGTTATGAATGCTACAGAGATATTATCAAAGGTCAAAACTTTATTAGGTGTTGATCCTAGTAATGTAGACGTAAAATTAGAACAAATTTCTTTAGAAGAAATAACTTTGGAGAATGGTACTGTGCTAACTGCTTCTAAATTTGAATCAGGTAGTGAAGTATTTATTAAAACAGAGGACCAGAATGTTCCCTTACCTGTAGGTGAGTACGAACTATCGGACAATAGAATATTAATCGTTAAAACAGAAGGTATGATAGAAGATATCAAAAATTCAGAAGAAGTAGTAGAAGAAGCTGCAGCAGCAGTAGAAGATACTAACCTTGAAGAAGCACCAGCTCAAGAAGAAGAAAAATCAGAAATGGGTTATGCTACTAAAGAGGAACTTACAGCTTTAGCAGAATCTGTTGAAGAAGTAAAAGGACAACTAAAAGAGATCATTGATGCAATGGTCGATAAAAAAGAAGAAAAAGAGGAAATGTCACAGCAAGAAGAATTATCTAAACCTGCGGCAGAAGGCATTAAACATTCACCTGAAAATGTACAAGAAAAATTAGGTGCAAGGTTTGCTGTCAACAAAAACCAAAACACTACTTATAGTAGAGTATTACAAGCAATTTCTAACAATAATTAATTAAATAATGGCAACAACAACTTCAATAACAACAACGTATGCTGGTGAATTTGCAGGAAAGTATATTTCAGCTGCTCTATTATCAGGTAAAACGTTAGCAGAGGGTAACATTTCAATCGTACCTAATGTAAAATTTAAGCAAGTAATGAAAAAAGTAGCAACAGATGGTATCGTAAAAGATGCTACTTGTGACTTTACAGATACTTCAACACTAACTTTAACTGAAAGAATCTTACAACCAGAGGAGTTTCAGGTAAACTTAGAATTATGTAAAAAAGATTTTAGATCTGACTGGGAAGCAGTACAAATGGGATATTCTGCATTTGACAACTTACCTCCAAAGTTCTCTGACTTTTTAATTGCTCACGTAGCAGACAAAGTAGCTCAAAGAATGGAACAAAACATTTGGGCAGGATCTAATGGTACAACAGGACAATTTGATGGGTTTACTACAACTCTAGGTGCTGATGGTGATGTAAACGATGTAACAGGTACAGCTTCTACTTCTGCAAACATTATAGCAGAATTAGGTAAAATAGCAGACGCTATTCCATCTGCAGTATATGGTTCAGAAGATTTAACAATCTACTTACCTTCTAATATGCATAGAAACTATATTAGAGCATTAGGTGGATTTGGTGCTTCAGGATTAGGTGCAGCAGGTACAAACGCTCAAGGTACACAATGGTACAATAGTGGTAATGCATTATCGTTTGATGGTATCAAAATAGTTAATGCTCCTGGTTTAGCAGACAACGATGCGGTAGCAGCACAAGCTAGTAACCTATTCTTTGGAACTGGGTTAATGTCAGATCAAAACGAAGTAAAAGTAATTGATATGGCAGATCTAGATGGATCTCAAAACGTAAGAGTAGTAATGAGATTTACAGCAGGTATACAACACGCTATTGGTGGTGATATTGTATTATACGCTACATCTTAATTAAAATAATAGTATAACTTAAAAAGGGTAGGTGGCATTATACTACCTACCTTTTTTTTTAAAATAAAATAAATTATGGCTTGTGGATTAACAACAGGAAGAAAGTTACCTTGTAAAGAATCAGTAGGTGGATTAAATAAAGTATACTTTGCAGATTTTGGTACATTAGGAGTAGCTACAGTAGCAAATGGTAGTATTACTGCAGTCGCAGGATCACCAACTTTTTTTGAATACGATTTAAAAGGGGCAACTAGTTCTTTAACAACAAATATTATAAGTTCTAGAGATACAGGTACAACAGTATATGAATCAACACTAGAATTAACATTTACACATTTAGATGTAGCAACGCAAGAGGAAATTAAAATACTTGCTGCTGCTAGACCACACGTAGTGGTAAAAGATAATAATGCAGTACAATCAGGTACTATGAATCCTGATACTGTAGACGCTAACTATATATTGATGGGCTTTCATCAAGGAGCTGAAGTTACAGCAGGAACCATAGTGAGTG